GCCAATTCGCGGCGATTTGCGTTAAGATAACAGGGACTTAACAAATTCTCAGGGGAATTCCCTGAATGCCCAATGACAAACCGCCTACCTCCTGAGTTGCATTTAGTGCATGGCACAAACGCAAGGCATAAAGCCGAGCCGCTGCCTGAGCACGTTCGCGCAAGGGTTCCTAAGGCTGATTGGCTGGATAACCCGGAAACATGGGACCGAGATAAATTTATTGCCGAGACTAGTGAATTCCTGTGGGATACCTATGGTATTGGCAGTAATCAGGATAAGCACGTTTTGGCGGCGCTGGCTAGTCAAATTGAGATTTATGTCGAGTGTTGGAAAGGCATAAAAAAAGGCGGCATCATTACCAAATTTAACCAAGGCTCAACCATTGGCCCAAATCCGTTTATTCGGGTTGGGGACAAAGCATTGATGCGGGCGGTTACTTTAATGAATGAGCTAGGTTTAACACCTAAAGGAAGGTTGGCTGGTGGTAAGCAACCAGAAGCCGGTAAATATCAAAAACTGCTAAACGGACCATGAAAAGCGAAACGATAGAACAAGTCAAGATAGATAAGCTGATTCCTTACGCCAAGAACAGCAGAACACACAGCGATGCCCAGGTCGCCCAAATTGCGGCAAGCATCAAAGAATTTGGGTTTGTTAACCCCGTCCTAATTGATGAGGCTGGAGGCATTATTGCCGGTCACGGGCGGGTTATGGCTGCGCGAAAGCTAGGCATTGATGAAGTGCCATGCATTCGGCTGGCTCACTTAAACGAAAACCAAAAACGGGCTTACGTCATTGCCGATAACAAGCTGGCGCTAAATGCTGGCTGGGATGAGGAAATGCTGAAGCTGGAAATCAAAGACTTAGAGCTATCGGAATTTGATATTTCGCTGCTTGGCTTTGATGCCGAAGAACTGGAAAACATCTTAGATGAGCCTGAAACGACAGAAGGCTTAACCGAAGATGATGAAGTGCCAGAGCCGTCAGAAGACCCAATTACAGTTTTGGGCGATGTTTGGGTGCTAGGTAAACATCGGTTAATGTGTGGCGATAGCACCAGCATTGATGCAGTGGATGTGCTGATGGCTGGCGCGAAGGCTGACATGGTATTTACTGACCCGCCGTATGGCGTCAAATACCAATCCAACATGAGCAAGCGTTTTGACGTGCTGGCGAACGACGACAAGATCTTGGACGTTGCTCCGGTGATCTGGCGGTTCATGGGCGAAAACACGGCGGCGTTTGTCTGGACAAGTCACCACGTCTACCCAGAATGGCGCGCCCAGTTCTCAGGGTTCTACAAGCAGACCATCATCTGGAGCAAAGGTGGCGGCGGTATGGGCGACCTTACCGGCCAGTACGCGCTGGACTACGAGATCGCCCTGTTTTGCACAAAGGGCAATCCCAAATTCAGAGGCCAGCGAGGCACGGCGGTGTGGCAAGTTGGCAAGGATGCGGCCTCAATCTACGTTCACCCGACCCAGAAACCCACCGCCTTGGCCGAGCGCGCCATTGCTGACTTCTCCGACAAGGGGTCACTTGTGATGGACTTGTTTGGCGGGTCTGGTTCAACCCTGATCGCCTGCGAGAAGACCGGACGCCAATCGCGCTTGATGGAATTGGACCCCAAGTATGTCGACGTTATTATCAAACGCTGGCAAGAATTTACAGGCAAAAATGCCATCCATGAAGCATCTGGGAAAACCTACAACGAAATGGCAGCATGACCTATGAAGATGGCATCCTATACGCTGTCGGTGTCGTAAAAGGTGAAATACCCGTCTGCCGCAATGTACGGCTAGCCTGTCAGCGTTTCCTAAACCAGCTTGAGGATAAGGCGTGGGCGTGGGAATTTCATACTCGATATGTTGAGCATTTCCTAGAATTTGCCGGTACGCTATCGCACACTAAAGGCCCGGATGCTGGCAAGCCTTTGTTGTTGCAGCCGTTCCAAGTTTTCCTGATTTGCGCCATTTATGGCTTTAGGTCAAAAAAAGACCCAAGGCAGCGGATGGTGCGGGATGTAATTGTCTACATTCCCAGGAAAGCCGGTAAATCTACCCTTATTGCCGCTATTGGCCTGTATGAACTGGCTTTCGGAGAATCCGGGGCTGAAGTCTATTGCCTGGCTACAAACCGGGATCAGGCATCTATTGTTTTCTCGGCTGCTGCTGGATTTGTGGATGCAATGCCGCCTGATGTGGCTGCGCTGTTCAATCCGTCTAAGCATCGCATTACAAAGCTAGGCGATGCCCAAAGCCGGTTTGAGGCGTTAAGCCGAGACACCAAAAAGACCGGCGACGGTAAGAATCCATCCTGCGCCATCATTGACGAAGCGGCGCAGATTGTTGATCGTAACAGCATTGAGGTGCTGTTTTCAGGCATGGTAGCGCGGCAGAATCCGCTGCGCGTCTACATCACTACAGCCAGCTTTACCAAGGAAACCAAGTTTTACGAAGATATGCAGATGCTGGAGGCAATGCTGTCGGGCGAAGCTGAAGACAATCCTAGGTGGTTTGGTCTGCTGTATAGCCTTGATCCTAGCGACGATTGGCGCGACCCAGCAACCTGGGCAAAGGCTAATCCCATGCATGGCATCAGCGTTTTTGAAGAAGCTATCGCACAAAGGGCAGATGAGGCAAAGCATAAGCCAGCGGCGCTAAACGAGTTTCTTTGCAAGACCCTAAACCTGTACGTTAGCGCAAATAGCGCCTGGGTGGATCGTAAATATTGGGATGACCCAAAATGCAACATCAGCACAGAACGAGAACCAGATAAAGTTTTTATTGGCTTTGACCTGGCGGCAGTGCGCGACCTTAACGCTGTCTGTACTCTTAAGCGGTATGACGAAAATGATTTTGAGGCTGAGTTTAAATTTTTTATGCCAGAGGACGGGTATTCCCTAATCCCAAAACATTACGCGGATATTTTTCGAGTGGCTCGGCAATCTGGAATTCTTCAAGTTACCGAAGGCAATGTAATGGATGACCGTGAAATCAGCGATTACATCCTTAAACAATACGAAAAATATCACATCGAAGAAATTGGTTACGATGCCTATAACGCTGCGTCATTAGTTGCTAGGCTGCATGAAGCTGGATTGCCTGTAAAAAAAGTGGGGCAGGGTATGGCTGTTCTTAGCAATCCGTCAAAGCACGTTGAAAAGCAAATCATGCAGTACAGCATTAAGCATGACGGAAATCCTTTTTTGGGATGGCAATTAGGAAATTGTGAAGTTTATGAGGATGTAAACGGAAACGTAAAAGTTCGTAAAAATGAAGCTGATAAAAGTGCAAAAGTAGATGGTATTATTGCCTTAATCATTGCTATGCACTGCTCTTTAGATCATCCAGCAATGACAAGAATTGGTTTCCGCACTTTTTAAGGAAGCATCATGAAAATCCCAGGAGTTCCAGAAATATTCCAGCGTAAATCGGCAAAAGCTGATGAATCTAATACGCTGTACGGGCAAACAGCACTTGGGAATAACATTGTTTACCAAGGCGATAACAAGCGCCCAACGGTAAATACCCAAATCCTGTATGTCACCACCAGCAGCAGCACAGATGCAGGCAGGCCGGTAGATACATCGCTGCTTTCCCGAAATAGCACTGTTATGTCATGCGTTTCAGTCAAAGCTAGAGCCATTTCGCAATTGCCTATCAAAATCATGGCTAAAAGCGATGATGGCACTTATGTTGATGCAATTGGCTCGGATAAGGTAGGCGCACGGGACAAAGCCAAGGCCAAATCAGTTTTGGGGCTGTTGGAAAACCCAAACAATTTTCAAAGCCAATACGAATTTTGGTATCAGTTCTTGATGTGGCATGAATTGCTGGGCGAGGCATTTACGTTGTGGTGGAGGAAAGACCAAGATAACCCAAGCCAGACTCCGCTAGAAATGTATATCTTGGACAGCACACTGATTGCTGTAACTATAAACCCTACTCGATACCCATCCTATCGGTTAAGCACCCCGAGTTATGGATTTAGCAAAGATGAGCCATTGGCGGCGCATCAAGTTATGCACGTTAAGGATCAGGCGTGGCAAGGTTCCGCCGGTTTTAACAAAGGCATCCTGGCGGCTGAATTGGTTGGCTTGGATCAGGACATTGATTTATACGCCAATTACGTGATGCTCAATGGAGCTAAACCCAGCGGCTTGTTTATCACTGAGCAGGTTATTCCTGATAGCAAATACAAAGAAATAGCGTCTCGGATTAAAGAAGCCTGGTCTAGCATGGTCGGTAGTCAGAAGACCGATAAGAGCAAGCCGGGTCAAAGTATGTTGCTAGACCAAGGTATGCGGTATGAGGGAATTAAACCTTTAAATCTTCAAGATACCGATTTGGCAAACCTGAAAACCCAAACCATGAAGCGCATTTGCTCTTTGTATGGTGTGCCTCATGCAATGATTGGTATTGGCGAAAGCAAGTTTAATAATACTCAAACAATGCTGGATGAGTTTTATAAATCCACCATGTATCCAATTCTGGTCAATGTCCAGCAAAAGCTAAAACAGCAATTGTTTAATGGCTACCCCAATCTTTATGTGGAATTTGATACCAAAAATTTCCTGAAAGGCGCTCCGCTGGACCAGATGAATTTTGCCTCCGCAGGTGTTACAAATGGCATCATGACGCCCAATGAAGCGCGGGAATATCTCAGTATGCCCAAGATTGACGGCGGCGATACGCTAAAAAATGATGCAAAAACAGGCGAAAAGATACCTGGCAGCAGCCCTCAAGATACTGGCGGCGGCGGGGGAAACCAGACCCGGAAAATGAACATCGGCAAATAAAATGTCCATTATTTTTCGTTTAGTGGTAGCATCACTGGCGACATATAAGCCCAGCGATGCGCCCATTAAGCGGCGCGGTAGGCCACCGAAAATACAATACGATATTGATACATCAAAAATCGGTGAGGTAATTCATGACCAAACAAATGCTGATTCTGTGCGAAGCGAAGCTGGCAACCGAAGCCAAGCAAAGCGGAAAAGCCCCAACAGGAAAAATTGAGGCTCGGGTAACAACCTGGGGGCCAAGGGAAGGCGCAGATGGCCGGCGGTTCTTTTATAAGCCCGAAGGGTTTATGGATTGGGCTAAAGAATTTACCAGCATGGGCCGGCCATTGCCGATGTTTGTCAATCATTCCGCAGATCAAATCCCTGTTGGTGAATGGACCGAGTTTGCATTTGATGATGAAGGCATGACAGCTAGCGGAAGGCTGTACATGAATACTACCCAAGGCGCCGACCTATATAACGTCATGACCGAAAGCCCAAATATGTTTGGCGGCGTTTCTGTTGGCGCTTATGCTGAAGATTATCAATACGTTAAACAAGACGGTATGCCTGATGATGACGCTGAAGAAGGTTACTTCCAAATCACCAAAGGTGGTTTGCGCGAGGTATCCGTAGTGATGTATCCCAATAACCCAGCCGCTGAAGTGCATAAGCTGGAGTTTTTTCGTCCAGATGGAACTGCTGATCTAAAGATTTTGGAAAAGGCTTTGCGTGAAGCAGGGCTATCCAAGAAAGATGCGGTCACTGCCGCATCTACCTTCAAGAAAGTTTTGGAGCAGCGCGATGCTGTAAATAGCGATCTTGAACCTGCGCCGACTCAGGGCGATCCTGATGCGGAAGTGACCGAAGCGGCGATTCTTGCGGCCCTTGAGCAGCGGGAATTGCTACAAGCCCTTAATGCCCGTTTGAAAGGTTAATTATGTCTGACAAAATCATTGAAAAGCTGGACGCTATTGCAGCATCCAACGAAGCCAAAATTAGCGAAATTACTGCGGCTGCTGATGCCAAAGTGGAAGCCGCCAAAGCTGAACTGACCGAAAAAGTTGCAGCCCTGGAAGCCAAAGTTTCGGCAATCCAGATGCCTGAACTGATTCGCGCCCCGGCGAAAACTGTTCGCCAGGACGTTAATCGTTCGGTGCGTGAGCAGCTTAGCGCTTTTTACAAGGGCGGCAATCGCCTGGAAAAAGAACTGAAAATCTTTGCTGATGAAAGCCAGTATGACGCATACATGAAAGAAGCATCGCTGCTTACCGGCGGTGGTGATGGCAAGGGCGGTCGGACTGCTTATGACCCCACCTTTACGGCTCTGCGTCTTATTAACCCGATGCGCGGCGTTTCGCGTACCGTGGCGACCGATGGTTCCAGCTACCAGTTCCGAGTTCGTATCGGCAACCCTGGTGAGCAGTGGGGCTATAGCATTCAGAACAACGGCACACCGACGACTGAAGACACCTCTATCTGGCAGCTTGTTCTGCAAGATTTGAACGTCCAGTTCCCGATCCGCACCGCTGCGCTGGATGACATTGACGGTTTGGAAGCTGTTGTTGTTGATGATATGTTGGCGAGCTTTTCGCAGAGCGAAGCGCTGTCCATGATCCAAAACAACGATCAAGCAGCCCAATCGCTGACTAACCCCTACGGCGGCACCAACGGCCTGCGCGGTCTGGATCAATACGCTGGCGCTAATGCAACCTACACTGGCGGCACCACTTCGACCCCGGCGTTTGGTTCGTCTGGCACTGGTTCTACCAGCGGCCTACATAGCCTGGCAACTTATGACCAGCTTACCTCTAACGCTAATACTGTTGGCGCTAATGCCATTCAGTACAAAGACGTTATTAACCTGATCTATGCTCTGCCGCAGCAGTATTGGACTCCTAACGCCAAGTTCATGGTTAACCCCATTCTGGCTCAGGCAATCCGTGGCTTGCAAGACACCAATGGTCGACCCATCTTCAATTCGGTGGAATCGCTGAATCCTGATGGCATCATTGGTCAGATGCTGGGCTTTGATGTGGTCATGAATAAGTATCTTGATACTCCTTCGCAAACCACTACTGGCGTGGCTGGCACCAATAGCCTGTATCCGATGTACTTTGCTGACTGGAGCCGCTTCCATACTATTGTTGATCGTCTCAACATGGTTATGCGGAGATACGACCAGACGCTCCCAGGATATATAACATTTTTTGGGGAAAAGCGTTTGGCTACATCTGTGCGCGATCCTAATGCTGGTGTGCGTTATCGCTCTACCGGCACCGCGACCTAATTGCGTTGCCCTTGGCGGGGGGTTCGCCCCCTGCCTTTTTTCAAGCAATTAAACTTGGATAAATCATGAAGACCACCGAAAAAATCCTAGACGGTATTAAAAAGGCTCTCACCGAAGGCGGTGAAGTTGCAATTGATTTGCGCGAAGCATCTGCTATTACCGGCTCGGGTTCTGGTGTCGGTGGTAATGTTGTTTTTGATGATGCATTTGCTGCGCTGCGTTACGCAAATCCCTTGCGGATGATGGCGCGAGAAATCCCGGTTATCGGGTCTGATGTGCAGTTTGTTGCCAAGACAGGTAACGCTGCAAACAGCACAAACCCTTGGGGTTATACGTTTACCCCTAATAGCGGTTCGCCTGACATTAATACCAGTATTTGGCAATTGCCGGTACGGGTTCTGGTAGCTCAATTGCCGGTTCGCACGGCTGTTCTGTCTGACGTAAACAATCTTGGCGGCGCTTTGGCTGAAGATTTGGCGCTTGAATTCGCCCAGCTAGAGGGCGCATCAATGGTGCAGAACAACGATCAAGCAGGATCGGTTACAACCAGCACAGGCGCGACTGATGGGCTGCGCGGCTTGGATATGTACACCAGCGGCAGTGTGAGCGCCTATGGCTCATCTGGCACGGCAATTACCAATGGAATTCATACGATTGCTACGGTGTCGCTTGGCGGCGCTGCGGTCACTTATAACAAAGTGGTCGATATGGTAGATACATTGCCGCCTCAGTATTGGGCTTTGCCTGGCACTGCCTGGCATATGACCCCGACCATGATTAAAACGCTGCGCCAGCTTAAAGACTTGCAGGGCTTGCCGCTGTTCCTAGAAATTGGCGATAAGGACGGGTCTGCTGTTGGTAATGTGTTTGGGTTCCCGGTCATTGCTAACCCGTACCTTACTAGCGCATTCCCGATCTATCTGGGCAACTGGCCCAGGTTTCTGACCATTGGCGATACTGAGCAGATGACAATTAAAGCCTTTGAGCAGACAAGCCCAGGCTTTATTACCATGTACGCCGAAAAGCGCGTGGTGTCGTCTGTGCGCGATCCGTTTGCTGGTGTTCGCATGAGCGCAGCCTAACTAGGGACAAAAAATGCCTGTTGAGCAAACTGGGTATCTTAATTACGGAGCGCCTACCCGCAATCCGTTTAATTATGAAAAAGTCGAGCAGATTGCCCGAGATACGGTTACAGCATGGCTAACACTAGATGAAATTACTAATCAGCTAAATTTGTTTGATGACCAATCACAAGATGGTTATCTGCAAAATTTGGAATTAGCAACACGGCAAGCAATTGAAGATTATTTAGGCATGAGTATTTTCCCGGTGAAATATCGGGTTTGGTATAACTCATCGTCTTTGTACGGTACGCCTTTAACGCTGGATTTGCCAGAAGTTAGCCAAAACTTGTATCCAAATCAAGCCGGTGTAACCGTAAATGCGGTTAAATATTGGACGGATGACGCCCCACCATCATTGGTTACGGTAAGCGCGACAACTTATTACTATGACCCAAGCGGCAATAAAATTGTGCTGCAAAGTTTGCCTAGTGGTTTAAATAGCTCAATGACAAGCCCTGTTTATTGTGAGTACACAACAGCGGCAAATCCATTGCAGGCTTATCCGGTAATTAAACAAGCTGGCCTGTTATTGCTCACACACCTGTACAACAATCGAAGCAATACAACGGACAACCAGCTTAAAGAGATTCCGTTTGGTGTTGCTGCTTTGCTTCGCCCGTACAAGCCACTTATTATGTAAATTGGTGATGTAATGGCAATAGCGCGTTTTGAAAATATCACCGTAAAAAATTTGTCTTTTAGCAAAGACGGATTTGGTGAGCAAATCACAACAGAAACGGTTTGGTTTCAAACGCGAGCGCGGGTTCATTCGGTCATGAATCACGTTAGGATTGCTGAAAAATATCGAGTGTATTCCGATGTAGTTGAATTTACTTTGAACTACACCCCAAACACTAAGCAAATGGTGGATAACCAAAATCTTTATTCAATTGTTTGGAAAAACTTTTCTTGGCGTATTGATAATGTGCGGGAATCGGATGATCGAATGACTGTAAAAATGCTGTGTGTACGCAATGATCCAGTAACGGCGGTGTAATGGCTCAAAATAATCCGGTCGTTATTGGGCAAGCCATTCAGTATCAACTGAGTAGCATTGTTGCGCCCGTTCCGGTTTATACGGCTTTCAACAGAAATTTTGCAACACAGCCTAAATTTATTACTTGGCACGTTCGCAATATTCATCAGCCGGTTTATACCGGCGTGATACAAAATATCAAAGGTATTGATACCCCAACATTTCAAATTTCGATTTTTACGCAAAACATTCAAGATGGATTTGTTATTTCAAATCAAATTTTGCAATCGTTACACGGGTATAACGGAACATTTGGCGACCCAGCAAATGGTGGCTTTAATGTGTCAAAAGCTGATGTAATTTGGCTATACAACGGATACGATAACAGCGAAAATATGGCGCAAGTATTTTTGGATTGCACTTTGTACATTCCAACCTGACAAAACAAAATTTATCAACCATTTCATAAGGAATTGAAAAATGGCCCTGCCTAATAAAGTTTTGCCCGGTTTTTCGGCGTCGTTGTATGCTCAATCTGGGGCTAGTCCCACAGCATTGACTGTCACGCAGTTGGCATTGGTTGCATCGGTATCCGCAATTGCGGTATCTGCTAATCTGCTTCCTGTTGAGTCTGTGCCGACTTTCGGAATGGATGATGCTGTTGCATCTTTTGGCGTAGCTGGTTCGCGTCAATCTGATAAATTGCCGGTTCAGTCTGCGCCTACCAGCATGACCATTACCGCAGCTTGGAATCCATCAGATGCCAATTTGCTGCAAATGAGGGCTGATGCATATAACGGCACCATTGACCGCACGTTTGTAGTGTCGGCAACTGATGGAACAAACATTGTTTATTATGCATTCAATGCCCGAGTAAGCAATTTCCAGATTGATTCTCAGCCTAATGCTGAGGCGAAATGTATGTTTACCATTCACCCCCGTGGCAATCAGTACGGGTGGAGCAATAACGCTTAAAGGATTATCATGAGCGCACCTAACAAAGTTCTACCCGGTTTTAGCGCGTCTTTGTGGATGCAAAGCGCGGCTACGCCTACCCCGCTGACAACTGCAAACTTGTCGGTTTGGACTGCTCAAGTTGCTACCATTGTCGGCATTGCTGCTGGTGGCACTGGCGCTGCTGGCGTTTCTGTTCCCGTTGAAGCTGTACCTACATTCGGCACGGATGATGCAGTGGCATCGTTCGGTGTAGCTGGTTCGCGGCAATCGGACAAAATTCCCGTGCAATCGGCACCTACCAGCATGACCATTACAGCGGCCTGGAATCCTTCAGATACGGCTTTGCTGCAAGTGCGGTCAGATGCTTATAGCGGCATCGTTGATCGCACATTTGTGGTGGCTGCATATGATGGGACTAATGTGGTTGCATATGCATTTAATGGGCGTGTAAGCAATTTTCAAATTGACGCACAGCCAAACGCTGAGGCTAAATGCATTTTCACGGTGCATCCGCGTGGCAACCAATATGGATGGAGCAATAACTAATGTCTGTTATTGATTCGGCAGTTGAAGCTATTTTGGCGACCTATGGCGATCCGTTGCGAATTGCCCAAGATTACAAAATAGACAATGCTGATATTCAATCCGCAATCAATGAGGCAGAGCCAGGCAGCAATGTTGCCTATGCTTTGTCTCTATTGGCGCAGGTAAATCCTGCAATAAAATCGCAAAAAATTGAATAA